TAGTTAATTAGTTAATTAGTTAATTAGTTAATTAGTTAATTAGTTATAGTAAATAATAAATAATAAATTATTTAGTTTTTATACATTATATTATTATAAGATTATATTTTAGTATCATTCAATATATCATTTATATTTTTATCAGCAATTGTAATTTCACTAACATGAAGACTACTATTATTACTACTTTTTCTTTTTTTATTGTTCTTACTAATCATCATATCAACATTAATACGCGATATAATACGTTCTAATATTTTTTTAATATATCTAACACCACCCTTCCTATTATTCATATTCATATTCATATTCATATTATTCACATTCTTCACATTCTTCATATTATTCATATTATTCATATTTTGACTTGTATTATTACTATAATAATTTAATAATTGTCTTCCTCCAGAATACTTTTTATGTCTAGATACATTTTTCATTATCTTTCCTAAATTAGTTTTACATTTATTTTCATTGCTTTTAAATAAACTTCTTCCTCCATAACTTACTCTGCAACTACCGACACCGCTTGTAACTATTCTTTCTAATTGCTTATCAGATATAACAACTTTAATACTTTTATCATTATAAATATTTTTCATTATGCTAGGTAGTAAGAACTCTCTAGAAATTACTACTTTCTCCTTAACTGAATAAGAATTAAATTTAATTACTTCCATACGATCTAGTAATACTGGTGATATCTTAGTCTTATCATTAAAAGAAAAAACAAAGGTTGCTCTAGATAGATCAATTGCAATTCCATCCATATAATCATCCATGAAATGACTATTTTGTGTATAGTCTGTTAAATGTACTAATAAATTAACAATTTCATTACCCTTTTCTGTTTCGGATATTTTATCCAATTCATCAAAGTAAAATATAGGATTCATACATTGAGATTGTTTAAGACTCTGTATTATCTTACCGCATGCGCTACCTTCATATACATAATTACTACCAGCTAGCGTTGCCCTATCTTGAGCTCCCCCTAGAGAAATGAATATAAAAGGCAGTCCAAATATATGTGAAAGCCCATCTTGTATTAGGGTAGTTTTACCAGTACCTGGTTCTCCATATATTGCGAATACGCTGCCAAATGTTTTAGGGTTTGTTATCATTTTTCCTATAATTTCTATAATATGTTGTTTTGTTTTATCTTGACCATATATAACCGTGTCCAGATGCTTTTTCGAATCTAGTAAATATTGACCTGGATTAGCAATGATTTTTTCATCTAGATAAGAAGGGATTTTATATTTATTAAATGGTATTTCTAAAAATGTATCTAGCCATTGAGTCAATTTGAAATACTCATTATCACTTCGCAACATTGTTTCTAGAATCTGTAATTTATTCATTGCAATTTTCTTATGATATGTATCCAGATTAGAATTAAGTATTTTAAATACTTTTGGTACTTTAGTATCTGAAAGTGATGAAATAGAGATTAGACTATCTAGAATGATTAATCTTTGTTCATCATTTTGTTCAATAAAATATGTAATATGTTCCTTAATAGCTGTAAGAGATAGCTGTGGTTGATTATGTTTTAACTTATTATAGAATTCAGTTGCTTGTTCTTTTAAATGTTCTTTTACATGTTGTTCCAGAGTAGTATTATTTATATTATTTATATTATTTATATTTTTAATAAATTTTAATATATCCTTATCATATTTATTATTTAATATAGTATCTGGACAAGTAGTATCTGGACAAGTATCATTTTTATTAATACTTTTTAAATTGTAAGTATTAGTATTATGATTATTATTAATAGTATCATATAAATCTTCCAAATTGTTATCCATTTCTTCATAATGATCTTTCATATCAACAACTTTAGTTTCTACTTTACGAAGTCTTTTTTCTAAACGACTAATAATAATATCTGTCATTTTGAAATAATTACTATTTAATTATTATTACAGATTTCCTATAAAGTAATTTATTATATTTTCCTTACAAAATAAAAATTAATTTATTTTGAAATATATAATATTATTATTTTTATCTTTATTAATTTCTGTTATATCTCCTTCAATAAAACCCTTATTAGTTATATACCATTCCCACTCTCCATCATTTAGTAAAGATATATGGGGATAAACATCAATATATACATGCCTCTTCATATTTCCCTTTCTATTATTGTTAGTTAAAAACCATCTACCAATTTTGCCAGAGTATATAACAATATCATCACCATTAGTCAATATAGTTATTATATCCTTTAATATATTATTAGTATTAGGTATAGTATCTAGATACTGTTCTAGATAACTATCTAGAACATTATTTACTATAGTATTACTATCTATTTGAGTAGCCATAATGTAATGTGTAATGTGTAATGTGTAATGTGTAATATGTATTGTATAGTTTGGAATATTTCCTATAAATATAAAAAATCAATTTTTATAATAAAATAAATATCATCATAATACTCACACATAATCTTCAAATTCATCATAACTAAAAAATTGATAATTATATTGTTAAATAGATATAATAAATACAATTACTAAATATTACTATTTAAAAATATTATATATAATTAAATATTAATCTAATACCATTATAATATAATAATAGGTAGAAAGAATCATTACATATTACATATTACATATTACCTATTACCTAATACATAATATATAATAAAATGTCTTTACGTGATTCTGATACTAATTATGAGGTTGGTTTTATTAATGGTATTCAATTTGGAGTTTATAGTCCAGAGATAATATTGAAAAAATCAGTGGTTCATGTTAATGTTGATACTTTATATGATAGTAATGGTGAACCACGTATTAATGGTTTATTTGACCCTCGTATGGGATATATTGAACCACGACTAAAATGTAAAACTTGTGATCAAACATATATTAATTGTCCAGGGCATTTTGGTCATATTGAATTACCTAAACCTGTATTTAATTTACAATTTGAAGATTATATAGTTAAGATTTTGAAGTGTGTATGTATAAAATGTAGCCACCTTCTAATTAATAAGAATAGCCAAATAATCAAAAATATTATGGCATCTACTAAAGGAAATTATAAAGACCGATTTGAAAAGATATTTAAGATTGCTCAAAAAGTTAAAACTTGCGGTGCAATTGAAAAGAAAAGTGAAAAAAATGATAATCTATATGATAATGGAGGGTGTGGAGCAATTCAACCTAGTAAATATAATAGTAGCAATTTTAGAACTGAATATGTAATAGCAGCGGACTGGAAATATGAAAGCGGTGAAAATCCTATTAATATATCACAAGAACTAAATGCCGATATAATACTGTCTATCTTTAAACGTATTCCAGATGATGATGCCTATGTAATGGGTTTTAGTTCTAAATGGTGTATGCCTAGCTGGCTTATTATTACCGCTCTTCCTGTAGTCCCGCCTAGTGTTAGACCCAGTGTTAGGCAATATAATAGCCAGAGGAGCGAAGATGATTTAACAAATAAATATTATGATATTATTAAAAGTTGTCAAATGCTGCGTGATAAACTGGCGAAGAATGTTAATATTTCTCTAGACCAGATTAAACAATACAGTAATTTAGTACAATATAATGTGATAACACTATTTAATAATGATATTAAAGGTATTCCTCAGGCATTGACCCGCGGCGGCCGGCCTATGAAAACACTTCGTCAAAGGCTTTCTGGAAAGGAAGGGCGTATTAGAAATAATCTTATGGGTAAGCGTGTTGATTTCAGTGCGCGCAGTGTTATTTCACCAGATGCCAATTTGTCTATTGAGGAATTGGGAGTTCCTAAGAAAATCTGTATGAATTTAACATTTCCAGAAGTAGTAAATAAGCATAATATTAATAGATTATATCAATTAGTACGAAATGGAAATAAAATATATCCTGGTGCTAGGAGCATTAAACGTATTAGTGATGGCAAACAGCGGCTTATTTTGGAAGATAAGGATACATCTACAATAATTTTAAATCTAGGCGATACAGTAAATAGGCATTTAGTCAATGATGACATAGTTCTGTTTAATCGTCAGCCATCGCTCCATAGAATGAGTATGATGGCGCATAAAGTGCGTGTTATGGAAGGCAATACATTTAGATTAAATGTTGATGTTTGCAAACCATATAATGCTGATTTCGATAAACTGGTTGTTCTTAAACAAAACAACTTGTTGAGCATTACATCTATGTAATGCTTTTCTCTGTCGGAAACAGGAGGGCTTAAAAGGCTGAAACCTCCTAGTGCTTAAATTAATATTTAAGTGCGAAACACCTTGCAGCGGGAAACCCCTTAGAGCCTTAGCTACCACTCTTTATTGGAAACTTTAAAGAGGAACTCGGTTAATAGCCGAACCCAATGGTAATAATGTTAAGGATTGGGCAATCCGCAGTGAGACTACCTAATTCCGTTATAGTAGGATATGGTAGCCCTTCAACGACTGAACGGGTGTTGGTGAGTAGTGATAGTCTAACTAACTTGAACTTGCTTAAGATACAGTCTGGCTCCATATGAAAGTATGGAGGTTTCCTAAATTAGTAAAAACTAAAATTATAATAAATATTTTTAAAAATAAATATGAAAATATAAATAATTTTAAGTATTAAAACTGATTTGGGCGGAGATTCGACAAATTTCACCGGGAGATGAAATGAATTTGCACGTTCCTCAGAGTCTTCAGACTTCTGTGGAACTAAAATATTTGGCTTCAGTGTCAAAACATATTATAAGTCCTAGTACTAATGCGCCTATAATTGGGCCGGCACAGGACAACTTATTAGGATTATTTAAAATAACTGACGATAATGTATTCTTTACACATCAAGAAATAATGAATTTATTAGTTGGGGTACAAAAATTTACAGGTATATTGCCAGAACCAATTACTATTAGTAAAAAAAGTAATAGTGGTAATGATATTAAACTTATAAGATGGACTGGTAAACAGTTATATTCTGTTATCCTGCCTCCTATTACATATTATAATAAGATGTCATCTAAGAATCCTAATTTAAAAGATGTAATTATAGAAAATGGAATTTTAAAACAGGGTCAATTAGAAAAAACATGTTCTGTTGCTATTCTTCATTATATATGTAATGATTATGGTAATAAAGAAGCTACACGTTATCTTAATGATCTACAAAAAATAGTATCACGATATTTAATTAGAAGTGGATTTAGTGTAGGTATTAGTGATTTAATAGTTGATAAAGAAATTAGGAAACGTAATGAAGAAATAATTCTACAAAGTAAAAAAGATATTGTTGAATTAACTAAGAAAGTACATTTAAATATTCTTGAAGATATTACTGATGGTCTCGATATTTTATATGAAACTAAAATTAGAGCTATTAATAAAAATACATCAGATGGTATTAGAGATGATATTATGAAGAAATTACCATTGACTAATCGTATTAATTATATTGTAACTAGCGGTTCTAAAGGTGCCGCCATTAATATTATGCAAATGATGTGTCTTCTTGGAGAACAGGCAATAGATGGTAAGCGAGTACCTATGGGATTTGCCGATCGTACATTACCTCATTATCCACGATTTGAAAATGGTGCCGAAAGCCGCGGATTTATTAGCAGTAATTTTATTAATGGTCTCAATCCACAGGAATTCTTCTTCCATGCTATGGCAGGTAGAGAAGGTGTAATTGATACTGCTGTTAAGACGGCAACTTCTGGTTATCTTCAAAGAAAACTTGTTAAATCTATGGAAGATTTAAAGGTTGCTCATGATTTTTCAGTACGCGGAAGCAATAATGATATTGTACAGTTTTGCTATGGTTATGATGGATTTAATTCTACAGATTTAGAAAAACAAACTAGTAATTTTATTAAGATTGATATTGATAAATTGAATAAGAATTATTATATTGATATTACAGATAAATTTGAATATGTTGCAAAATCGGAAATTGATAAAATGAAGAAAATAGATGGATGGAAGAAAATAATACAAGAATATAATGAATATATTAAGAACAAAGTTGAAGATTTTCATAGAATCTATAGTAAATTTAACTTTAGTTCTAATAAAAAAATAGATGATGTAGTACTTTATTATCCCATTAATTTTAGCCGGCTTATTCTTACAACAACTAAACAATTTAATTTAGATGATGTAAATAAGTCCGATATTCACCCAATTGAAATCATAAAGGAAATTAAGGAATTGATTAAATATTGTAGTATAGATAATAGATATAATTTATCATGTGAAATATTAATTTGGGATAATCTGTCCCCTAAAATTCTTCTCCGTGATAAAAAGTTTAATCGTATCGCATTTATGCATGTTATTAACGCAATTAAAAGCCGCTTCAAATATTCTTTGGCAGAGGGAGGTGATATGGTTGGGCCACTTGCGGCTCAGAGTTTGGGGGAGCAATCGACACAAATGACACTGAACAGTGTTGATTGGGAAACTGAAATTGTAATTGCTAAGAATGGTGAATTGCTTTTACCTAAAATTGGTGAATTTATTGATGATTATTATGAAGCTTGTTTAGCAGATCCTGCTAGAGCATCCACAATCCAATATATAAAATGTCCTGGTAAGGATGACCAAATTTATATACCATTAGATGATGGTAATGACTGGCGAGCCTACTCTTGTGATGAGAATGGAAATGTAATGTGGACTAAATTAGAAGCAATTACAAGGCATCCTGTCGTAAATGAAGATGGTAGTGAAACTATTTTAGAAGTAGAATTGGAATGCGGCCGAACCGTAAAAGCTACAAAAGGTAGATCATTCTTGGTTTATGATGAAGCCAATAATATTATTATTGATAAAAATGGTAGTGATTTGAAAGAAGATGATTTAATACCTGTTTGTGAAGGATTGGAATTAGAAAATTCATATTTTAATGAAATTACACATTTGGATGTTAAAAAATATTTATTACCATCTGAATATATTTACCGGGATGAAGTTGATAAAGCTTTAACTGAAATGAATAGTGGTGATAGAAGATGGTTCTTTAGTGGTCAAGGAATCAAATTTACCGTTCCTTATAATAGAATTGATAGTTTTAAGGAAGCATTTATTGGAACTAGCAGAAGAGAAAGCATATTATTAAATATAAAAGAAGGATGTGTATATCCTAAAAATACTAGCAGTTGTAAATCTAATATTCCTTCCATGATACCACTCAATAATGATTTTGGTTATTTTATCGGTGCATATTTGGCAGATGGTATGGCTAATGAACTGCGTATTATAATTAGTAAAGGCGATAATGATTTCATAGCTCCTATTAAAACATTAATGGCTTCCTGGGATATTGGATATCGATTTGTTAATTCTGTTAAGAAAGAAGCTGATATTGAGAATGATAAAAAAGCCTGGGAATCAAATGATCATATATTTCAATCTACATTACTTGCTGATTTACTTGGAAAAGTATTTGGCAAAACTAGTAATGATAAGTTAATTCCTACTTGGATATTACAGACACCTAAAGAATTTCTTAAAGGTATAATATCTGGTTATTTTAGTGGGGATGGTTGTGTTGATAAAGATGGATCTATTAGTGCTAGTTCTATAGGAAAGCAAATGTTAGAAATAATAGGTTTAATATTGAATAGATTTAGTATAAGCTGGACTATTCATAAAACTAAACAGGATAGAAATAAATATCCAAATGCTAAAGAATATATTTATAATATTTCTATACCTCGAGAATATAATTTAAAATTTAGTGAAAATTTTAAATTTACTATACAATCTAAAGCTGAAAGATTATTAAAATATAATAATAAAGATTCGAAAACAAAAAAAAAGTTTTATAAACACTTCAAAAATGTATTGTTACGTAAAGTTAAAACAATTACTGAAGTATTGCCAACTGAGAAGGAGTATAATAAAACAAAAAAGAGATGGGTTTATGATTTAACTGTTGAAAAAACAAGAAATTTTGCCTCGAGTAGTCTATATGTTGTAAAAGATACTTTCCATCAAGCCGGGGTTGCTGAAAAGTCAGCGGTAACTCAAGGTACTGCTAGATTAACAGAATTATTAAGTAATACGAAATTGCCTAAGAATAGTTCCTGTGAAATTTTCCTAGATGAAGACCACAGGTATTCTCAGGAATTGGCGGAAAAGGTAGCTAATAATATTGAATTAACTACTATTCGTGATGTTTTATCGTCTACTGCTATATATTTGGAGCCTAATAATGATTATGGAAGTGTATTAGAAGAGGATCGGGAATTTTTAGAAATATATCGTACATTCAGTGAAATGGATAGTCAATCTACGCAAATACCTGATAATCCTTGGTTAATAAGGTTAGAGTTTGATAGGCGAAAGATCATTGATAAGAAAATTACTATGGAAGATATTAGTATTATTTTGAAGACAAATTATCCTCAAGCATCAATGATGTTTATGGATGATAATGCTGCTAAGTTAGTATTTCGATTACGTCTTACATTTCAATCAAACCTTAATAAGGCAAATGATGATATTCTTTTCCTCGAAGAGAAAATTAATGAGATTAGTGATATTGTAATTAAAGGTGTAGATGGTATTAATTATGTCCATCTTATTACTGATAAAGATAAATTAGCACAAATTGTTGTAAAAGAAAATGGCTCATTTGTAGAAAAGAAAGAGTATAAAATGAGTACAGGTGGATCAAATCTATTTGATATATTGATACGTAAAGGTGTTGATAGTACTAGAACATATAGTATTGATCCAAATGAAATGTACTCTATATTTGGTATTGAGGCAGCCCGCTTTCAAATTAAGTATGAATTGAATAATGTATTACTTGCAAGTGATATTAAATTGAGCCCTAGACACTTAGACTTGCTCTGTGATAAAATGTGTCAACATGGAGATATTATGTCTGTAAGCAGGCACGGTATTAAGAATGAAAATATAGGTCCACTAGCAAAGGCCAGTTTTGAGCAAACTACCGATCAATTATTAGAGGCCAGTTTATTTGGAGCATTTGATAATATTAAAGGTGTTTCTAGTAATATTATGGTAGGTCAAATACCTACTTGCGGAACTGGTGATAGTACAGTATTATTGGATGAAGATTTATTGAATACGCAGGAAGATCTAATTCCGGAAGAAGAAGTTAATATTGAAGAATATTTTAAGACTTCGGAATATTGTGAAGGTGTTGATATTAAATTAAGTTTAGGTGATATTAATCCGAATGATGGTGAATATGACGACTATCCAGATGTCTTTGTCGAATGAGATATCCCTCCTCCCTCCTTCCCTCCTTTTTAATTTATAAAAAATATTAACTATTTTTATAATTATTATAATAATTATTAATTTTTTTATGTTTTCTAATTTTGTAATATAAAACTATCTATAAGTATATATCTAGAAATCATAGAAATGTTAATAATAGATAATCGAGAAGGTAAATTAATAGAGCTCATAAAAGCAACTTCAGGTTTTATAATTCCTTATGAATTAAAAAGTTTGCAAGTAGGTGATATAATTATTTCAAATGATAGTCATCCAGATAAGAGTATTATAATAGAAAGGAAATGTATTGCGGATATGTTGGCAAGTATTAAAGATGGTCGTTATAAGGAGCAAAAGATTCGCCTACAGGCAGAAGTTTCTCAAAATCCTAACAATACAATTATTTGTTATTTAGTAGAAGGTACTGTACAAGAAGTTAGATATCCAAATGAGAAGAAAGTATTTCATGGAAGTCTAGTGAGTTCAATATTCCGTGATAAGATACCATTAATCAGAACTACATCACTTAATGAAACTTTAGAAATGATTATTAGAATACATGAACGTATGAGCAAAGATATTACTGATTTTTTTAGACCTAATCATACACCTACACCTACAGCTACAACTATACCTACAAATATACCTGTCGAGCAACAAGAAACACAACTAGATATACAAACAGGTTCACAAGGAGTTCAACCTTTAGAACTGCAAATAAATATTCAGAATGGCACAGATAATACATATTTAAATACAATAAAAAAATGTAAAAAGGAAAATTTAAATCCTAAAATCTGGAATCAGATATGTCTTACAAATATACCAGGAGTTAGTACAAATATTGCTATTAAGATTACAGAAACATTTCCATCTATTAAAAACCTTTTAGCCGAATATGGTAAGTGTGAGACAGATGAAAAACGAATATTATTAATTTCTGAAATATGTTTAGTTGATAATGGTAAAACAAAGCGTCGTATTGGAGAAGTTGTTAGTAAACGTATAATGGAATATTTATATGAAGAACCAAGTTTATAATTGTTTATTTTTTGGAAATTTTTGGTAATTTTGGAAATTTCAAACAAAAATTGAATTTCGTAATATTTAATAATTATATTACTATATTATTGAAAACAATAATTTTCAGAATGGCTTCAGTTTCTAATGTGTTTAACCCGGTAGTGTGCTTTGAGTCTTTTAAGACTTGCAATCCTCTTCTAGTTCCACGCGAATTTAAAGATATAGAGAATGCTTTGGAAGGTAATCACGGTTTCCTTTTGGAAGTTGGACAGTCATGTACCGGCACCTCTATTCAAAAAGGCCCCTCTGCTGATGTGATTCATTTAACCCTTGAAGGCGAAGTATATCTTGTCTACGCGGATAAATTCGAACCGAATAAAAAGTCTCCGATTGTCCCGCCCTTGAAAGAACCGCGTCGCTGTGGTGAAGCCCCTAAAATAGGCTACAAGACTGCAAGTGATCAATGGCTTAATAAATTAGGCCTTACAACAAGAAGTCTTGGACTCGATGGAACGAATTCGTCATTTTGGTTTGGAAACGAATTTGAAGTTCTCTGTTTGGAGAACAATAATCGTTATTCGGTCTATCAGATCTCTGGCGGTGGATTAAAGAAACCAATTAAAGTTTTTGCAACCCACTTCTCGCCTCCATCTTTGACAGTTGACGTCATGACGTTTACACCGCAAAAAAATGGCAAGTGGCTTACCTACGTTCTATCAAAAGGAGCACGTGAAGGTTCAATTGCTAAAGGCTGTGACTTTCCTCGTTCATATGCAACAACAGGTGGACAGACAGGAACTGCAAGTGCTAAGTCACAAATGGAAGCGGAAAAATCCGAAGAACAAGGCGAACTTGCAAATAGTTGTAAGCTAATTCATACTGCTCCCATGCCTCCTATTTCAAATTATGTTAGGGACTCTCGGTATGGTGAAATGACAATGACTAATGAAGATGGTGATTCTGTCATCATTGGCTTTGAGCGGCTCCAATTTAATGAAAGCAAAATTGAAGTTTCGGTTTCAACAGTACATGGCGTGCCTGTTTCTTACTCAAATCACACTGATGTAGGAGAGATTGAAGGCGGACAGTTTGTTGATCCAGAATGGTTTTGTGGTTTAGAGCCAAAGTATCCTTTACGTGAAGGTATGAACGGCGATGACCTTTATGGTGTAGCTTTTCCCGATCATCAACGCAATGTGCGCGACGGCCTTCGTTATTTGGAACAGAATCTAGACGAGATCTATAGCAAGATGCCCGAATTAGTCCAGGCCCTCTTTTCTGCTACGGATTAAACTCTTCGTTTTCAATATATCTTATGTTGAATAATTAGTTTTGTAAATGTTTTTGTAATATGTAATATGTAATATGTAATATGTAATTTGTATTTTCTAAAAATAATTTTTTTTATATTTTTAAAATACATCATCTCTATATTTTTCATAAATAATAAGCTTGTCTAGAATATATTGACAGTTCTTTCTATTTATTGTTTTACAAAATATATAATCATTTATAATTTTCAAATACTCAACAATAATTTTCTTAGTTTTATCATCTATATTAAGAAATGGAAATAAAGAATTATATTTAGTATCATCATTATTATTATTTCCATTCACATTTCCACTTGTCATATTATTCTTACCTATATATTTTCCTTCAATTCTATTTTTAATATTTGCTATAAAATCTTGATTATATCCTTTTTTTAAATTTATATCTAGCTTTTCAAAAAATAATAATAATTTTATAAATATCATTCCCAGACATAATAAATCATATTTTTGCGATATTGCCAAATAATCAGAATCACCTAATTCATCTATAATATTATCAGTAATTTCTATTGGTGTATAATTATTAGTATTACAATTATTAAATTTATAAAATACATCATCTTTAGATATTTGTGGTCCTGTAAAATTCATTCTATTTCCGCATCCTAAACCAAAGTCAGTAAATTTAACTTTTATCTCACCTGGTTGTTCATAAGTTGATATTAGTATGGAATTATTATTTATATTTTGATGTGCTATATTTGTTTGATGTATTTTTGCCATGCCATGTAAAATAGTTTTAATAAGATGAAAAATAATTTTATAATATTCACCATGTTTCAATTGTGATAAATATTTTATTAAATGTTGTAGACTATAACCATTAAATACAGGAAATACTGTAAATACTTCATTATTGACAATCTTGTGTTCTAGACAAGTATTTACATGTTCTTTAGTAGTTTTATTTGATGATAAATATTTAAGAATATTTAGTTCAAATTCGATTTGCTTAGTTTGATTATTTATATCAGCTTGACCAGATTGACCAGATTGACCAGATTGATCAGATTGACTATTATTTAGAATAATTTTTTTACATATATATCTTTTATTACTATTATTATTATTATTACTATTATTAGTAGCATTATTATCATTAGCTAGATATAAACTACCCTGTATTCCTTCACCCAAGTATTTGACAATATTATATTTTCTAGATACATTATTGTTAAAAATATTGTTTATAGTACCAATATCAGAATTATCATATCCATTAATATTTTTTATGACACCTATACTACCTATACTACCTATATTACCTATATTACCTATATTACCATTTGGATTTGTTGTTAATATTCTATTTATATTTAATAATTGCGCATTTGGTAGAGATAAGTTTTTGAGTGTTCTACCTCTCATTTATATTTATATTATTTCTATTATTTTTAATATTCCTATTAAATACATAGATAAATATTAAAAATACTTAATAAAAATATAAAAAACAATAAAATAATAAAACAATAAAATAACAATATAATCACTAATCAATATAATTAATTTATATGTAAGGTTTGCTAAATGGTTCTTCCTGATAATTAAATTTAGGTAACATACTGCCTACATTTGTCAAACTTACATCTGATTCCTTATCTGCAATATCACCATCAGGGTTTAATTCCAAAACATTAAGTGGAAGACCTCTATCAACTAATCCTGTTAATTTGCGAACATTTGGAAGTTTACGACAGACGCCAGGATATTTTTGAGGTACGTCCCAATTTACAGGTGGAACATAAGTATATCCAGGCATCCATTTTTTAGCTTGTGTATATTCTCTGACAACAATATTACCAGCTTGATCTGTATCAATATCATTATAGTCTGCACATTTTTTTGTTGTACTTCCGTCTGCATTTGTTGGTGTAGTAGCATAATCCATATAATCACTTGGTTTTTTATAAAAGTGTGGACTCCATTTACCTTTATTATAAGAATCCATGTTTTGTAACCATTGATTACCTATTGAACCCTGCGCTTTATCATCATAATAACTATGATCATTTCTCCATAAATTTCTAAAAGGTTTCATAGTATCTTCAAAATCCATATTATCATTATTAAAACTACTATTCCATTTGCCACCATAAGGTCCCATACTACCAAAACCACCATATGTTCTATGTGTACTAGTTGGGCTAGTTGATCCGCTTTGTCCTCCACCAATAATAACTTGAGGTTTAAATACACTTGTTATATCATTTTCACTATCATTATGATTAGTTGGAAGAGTTGTTGTAACATCATCAAACATAGATTTGCCAAGTAAATTATTAATATGGTTAATACCTTCATCACTTGTTTTATTTGATAATTCAGCTTCTTCTATGGATTGAGTATATTTTGTAGGCATATTTACTTCTTCACTATCTTCAAAATATTCTTCCTCTTCTTCTGAATTAATTACAAGTATATCTTTATTTGTATTTTTCCGTTTTTTAATAGAATTATTATTACCACTAAACCCTTCTTTAACAACATCAATCTGTATATAATTATATGAAGCTCTTACAATAGCCATTAATGAAATACCTAATAAAACATATTCAGCTAGATTCATTTTATTATTTAATTCATTATAAAATACTAATAATACAACAATTATTAACATAAAAGCAAGATACATTTTTAATTTAATATGTAATTAATATATTATTGATATATTATTGATATATTATTAATATATTATTGTATATGGTTATAATTTATTATGATTTAATATATTCACACATATTTTTTTCTATGTTGAATCAAATAAAAAATAAAAACGTATATATGTTAAACCTATAAATTATTATCCTACAAATTATTATCTATCTATATTATAAAACTGAATATAAATATAATTGTAAGTAATAAGTATTAAATAATAAGTAATTAGTATTAAATAATAAGTAATTAGTATTAAATATAAAAATGTTAAATACTGCTGGTGTAATTGTAATTATAATTATGTTAATATATCTAATATATTCATTGCATGGTAATTCATTAGATAGTTTTATAGTATTTATAGATGATGTAGTAATACCTAATAGTTGTTATAATTATTTAGTTACTAATGGTAAAAACTATTTTCTTTTAAATACAAAAAAAATACTTGATGGTGTAACAAATCCCTTATCATTCAATAATAAAAATGATGCTTTAGAATATTTAAAAAATGCAAAATGTCCTGTTAATATACCATTTGTTGATTTAGTAATGAGAAAAAAACTTGAAGATCCTACAGTATCATTTCAGCGTGAATGTAATACTAAAATATCACCTAATTTATTTGATCTAGATACATGTAGTACTTATGGTAGTAATAATGATACATTATCTGGTAAATATTTGGCAAAACTTAATAAAATTGAAAATGACAAAAAACAATATAGTAATTATGATTTAGAAAGCTGTATGATTAATAAAGCTACTACTGAAGATCCTGGACTTGAAGATACACAATTTACAGATTATTTTGCAAAATATTTTGATAGATTGAATTCTAATATTGATGAACAATATTTATATATATCTGGACGTTAATTTATTTTATTTTAATTTCAAAAGCATCATTATATGTTAATCCTTGTAATATACTACCTAAACATATTCCTAGTAATAAAGCAAATATATTTCCATACCCATACAACATTATTATAGGTATTAGTAATATAAATAATACTAAAAATATAATCCAATGATGTATATGGTACATATTTGACATAATTTTTATAATTACAGAATTAAATATTAAAGGTTTTCTTTTTTCACCTGTATGCATAATACAGAAAAATATATAACCTATTAAAAAACCTAATATTACATATAAATTCATTTTTTATATTTTTATAGTTTTATAATTTATCGTAGTATATTAAATATTATATTATATATATATATATTTATGTTATACTTTAAATGGAAATAATTTTTCCCTATTCATTTTACATATTTTACCTTGTGAAAGAACTTTATATGTATAATAATTTACGATTAGATATACAAATCCAAAGAAGAAAGCAAATATACCACTAAATATACGAGTTGTCATTTCCTGATCAGCATTACAATTTAGTGATACAGAGAGGCCTAGAAAATTTAATGTAAGAACTACTACTAGAAATCCATATTTTAAAAAGAGAATAGCAAAGTCTGTCATTTGATCTTGCCAAGTAACTGCATTTGGATTAGATGCTGATGGCGAAACACTTAATAAATCAATTATATCAGAATATTGTGTTGCGGATGATTTTGATGTGGATTCTTGAATATTTAATACTGGATCATTTACATTATAAAATTTAGATTTCTGTTTACTTTTAGTAGAGTTATTTGATTTAGATGAATTACTTTGTTTTTTTTTTGATGTCATTCTAATATAGGTATCTATATATGTATCTATATATATCTATTAGAATAATAATACAAAATAAAATATTACTAAAAACAAAATAAAAATCTTAAATAAATAAAACTATAAATATAAATAAAACTATTAATATATCTAAAAATGTATTTGTTTTTTAATTTGATGTCATAGTACCAACAATACCACCCATAATTTTTAATATATCATAATTAACTGCAAATACATATATATTATAATTATAAGTTGTTCCTAAATTATATGAGCCAGTAGTATTAATTGGTGTTAAAGTCATCAATATATCTTTATTAGTAATTGAGGACATATTTACAGCACCAATAGGTTGTAAGCTTGTATTATCTAATGAAAATGAATATGTATAGATACCTTCTTCGGGAATATTATTATTATTATTGAAGTTTTCCATAATGTTATAAAATATAGAATCCTTGCCGCTAATACGTGTTCTAGAGCTCGAAGGTAAATCATTATTAGGTACATCACCTTGTGTAATTTCCTGTGACTGTAATCTAACTACAGCAGCCTTTAATAAATTTCTATTTTTATAGTTTTCAATATTGCCAGAATTTATTGTTAATGGAGCACCATATTGATTTGCATAACCTAAGGAATACGGGGGGATATCATTTGAACTCCAATTTGTAAAATTTGACCAATCATTAAGATTTTCCAAATCTGACCTACGTATCATAAATATTAATTGTGTTACAGGTTTATTAATATTTTTCAAATCAATAGATATACTAGCTCCAGGAGCCTGAACTATATTTGTAATAACTTGTAATTGAGTAATCAAATAATCATGAGATGTTAAAGCAAAACGCTTTCTTTCTTCATTATCTAGAAATATATTATTAATTTCAAGACGGGGATTAATTATTAAACTATTTTGATCTGGTACAACAGGAATTAGAAATTTGCCTATATAGTGTTCAGGCAAGCTAGGCTTAATACGATAACCAGTATTATAAAAGTCATTGACTGTATATAATTCTCTTAAACGTCTAAATGTAAAATTAAGATAAATAATAGTTTTTTGTATTGAAATAATTGGAAAGCTCATTGAAGAAAATTTATTAAACCAGAATATAAGTGGTAGATATAATTTACGATTCACAATAGATGGTGCGGGAACAATATTACCACCTGGATATTGACCGCAATTACCAGGAGCATTCGCAGGATCATACATTTCAGGAACATTGCCAATCATTTTATAATATCCTTTCTTCTTACCTTCATCATAATAGAGTTCACTATGTGCATGAAACCATTCGGAATAATGTTTATCTACAGTTTGATTTGTATCTATCTGAAGACTTACATCTTTAACAATATATTCACCTATACGTTTAATCCATTGAAACTGATATTTAGAATTTGAAAAAATATCTGGAAGTTCCATAGTTAAATACATATCGCGAATAGCATCACCGTCACGAGGTATTTGAAAAGTAATTTTTATTTCATCATCCCATGATAGAGCATTTGAATTAGCAAGAATAGGTTGATTAGTTATAAATTGTGTAGAAAAATTAGTATATTTTTTATAGACAGATTTAAAATGTGTTATTTGGGGATTGAGAGTTAAGAAGGCCATACGGTCGGTATTCCCATATTCGAGTTGTATAAGAGCACCTACTGTCATTTTTGTTTCTAGATACTTAAATTATTTGTAATTCTAGATACTTAAATTATTTATAATTCTAGATCTACTCTATATATATTTAATAATGATTTCTTTTTATGTATATTTATCTTAGTAATCTAAAATATAATAATCTAATAATAATCTAATAATAATCTAAAATATAATAATCTAATAATAATCTAATAATAATCTAATAATAATCTAATAATAATCTAATAATAATCTAATAATAATCTAATAATAATCTAATAATAATCTAATAATAATCTAA